AATCTCGACGACCATTGGACTCTCACTCATAATCCTCTTTCTGATTATCTACATCATGACCCTCTTGGACTCTTGCTCGTCAGTATTCAGGAGATAATGAATGATTTGATTTCACTAATCATTCAGACTATTGAGCATGGTATTGGTCAGACATTTGCTGACCCTGCTGTATTGAATTTTAATGCTTATCGCCAGATGGAATCAATTCCTGGCGGTGTATATGAAGCTACTCCTAAGACTGGAAAGTCATTAAGTGAAGCATTCTATGAAATTAAGACTGCCACAATGTCTCAAGAAACTATGCCATTTGTTCAGAATATTCAATCTCTTGGTCAATTAGTATCTGGTGCTCTACCATCATTGTTTGGTGGTGCAATTGAAGGTTCTGAGACTGCTTCTCAATATAGTATGAGTCGCGCACAGGCACTTCAGCGACTCCAGAATGTTTGGAAAATGCTTACTATTTGGTGGAAACAAATCTTTGGTAAAGCAATTCCAATGTATATTGATATTACTAAAGGCGAGGGAGATGATAAGGAAGTTCAACTAGATAGAAATGGAAATTTTGTCAACGTCTTTATTCGTAAGGCAGAACTAGAAGGAAAGATTGGCCGTGTTGAATTGGAAGCTAATGAGAATCTTCCATTAACATGGGGACAGCAGAAAGATGTGTTGATGCAACTTATGCAGGGTGGGAATCCAGAGATTCTTGCTATGCTAGGTGCTCCTGAAAATCTTCCACTCCTAAAGGAACATATTGGTCTTACAGACTTCTTTGTTCCGGGTGAAGATGATGTTGAAGCAACTTATGATGATATTAAATCACTATTGAATTCTACTCCTTTGCCAAGTCCTGACCCTACTGTTCAGCCTGAACAATCTTCTGTTCAGTTTGACGAAATTTATGGTAATCCTCAAATCTCATTTGAAATAGTTCGTAAGTGGGTTATTAGTGAAGCTGGCAGAGATGCCAAGATTAATAATGCAGATGGTTATCGAAATGTCCTTCTATATGGAGCTTCTATTCATCAGCTTCTACAGATGCAGGGACAACAACAAGCTCAAGCTGAGTCGCAAGGTGCTGCACCCGGCAAAAAGCCAGATACGACAAAAACAAAGGAAGCACCCATAACTGGAGAATCTGATGTTAAAGAATCATCTACAGCTGTTCACTAAATCTGAAGGTCCAGGTGCAGGTGGTGGTAGTTCTACAGTTCTACCTGCTGATGGTAATAAAGAGGATATGATTGAGTTTCTCGGTTCAGATGATGAACCGGAAGATGATGTTATACCCTTGGAAGGAACCGAGAAAAAGGGAAAGGATACGAAAACAAAGGAGGATGATAAAACACCTCCTAAGACTACTACTAAAGGAGAAACAGAAGTAGAGGAGGAAGAAGAACCAGAAGTAGATGAATTAAAAGAACTAGAAGAAGAATTAGAAGAACCTTCTGAAGAACAACTTGAACTAGTTACGCCTGTTCGTAGGCGTGAGATTCTTAAAGCATATCCTGACCTTTTCAAGAAGTTTCCATATCTTGAGAAGGCATACTATCGTGAACAGCAATTCACTGAAGTATTTCCAACTATTGATGAAGCAAAAATGTCCTCTGAAAAGAGTCAAATTCTTGATAATTTTGAACGCGATGTCATGTCGGGTTCAACTGAAAAGATTCTGAAATCTGTAATGGAACAAGACAAGAATGCTTTTCATAAGATTGTTGATGATTATCTTCCAACATTGGCAAGAGTCGATGAGCAGGCTTATTACCATGTTCTCGGCAATGTTGCGAAACATACTATTTATTCAATGGTCCAAGAAGCTAATCGTGTAGGGAATGAGGAGCTAAAGAAAGCGGCTCACATTGTCCAACAGTTTGTTTTTGGAACTTCTGAGTTCAAGCCTCCTACAAATCTTGCTAGGGAGTCTAAACCTGAAGATAATACTCGCGAAAAACAAATCACGGAACGAGAACAGAATTTCACAAGACAAGCCTTTGAAAATTCTCGTGGAGATTTGAATACTCGCGTAAATAATACACTTCGTAATACGATTGAGGCTCACATCGACCCAAAGAGTTCGATGACTGATTACGTAAAGAAGAATGCCTCTCGTGATGCGATGGATACTCTGGATAATCTTATTAATCAAGATTCCCGATTTAAGAGTCTTGTCGATAAACTCTGGGAACGAGCTTTTCATGAGGGCTTTACCCGTGAGTCTACCGATAGAATCAGAAGTGCCTATGTCAGCAAAGCTAAAACACTGCTGCCTGCAGTCATTAAAAAGGCCCGTAACGAAGCTTTGCGTGGTATTGGCAAACGTGTTAGGGACGATGAAGAAACATCGACCTCTGAAAGAAGGGGTCCAATTGCACCTGGAAAGCCACGTTCCCTACAATCTGGTGGCAAAATTAACAAGGCGAGTGAAATTCCAAAGGGTATGAGCACACTGGATTTCCTTAACTCAGAATAGTTCCAGAAAGAGGATAGAGTTTCTATGCCAACCAGCGCAACTAGAACAACCACCATTAGTTATAGTGGCGACGTGAATGGTAGTGAAACTCTACCTGCGGCTGCTAATGCTAGCACACCTGCATCGATAACGATTCATTCGTTGTCAATAGGTGATAATACCATTACAGTCCCAACGGGTGGAAGCACCGTCAAAGGAGCTACCATTGTGCCACCTGTAGGAAACGCTCAGACAATCACACTCAAAGGTGTAGGCGCTGATACTGGTATTCCATTAAGTAAAGTGGACCATACTAGTATTGGATTCGATACTGCACCTGCGAACTTTGTCCTCAATGCTGGAGGAGTAATTAATGGCCTCCGTATATTTTGGACATAAGGAGTATTAAGTGGCTGTTGTAGAATCTCAGGTAGCTGCGCTCGAACTTGAGCGAGTTATCCCGAAGATTCGCGTATTGTTTGAAAGAGATGACAAGTTCTACGCCAACATTAAGAAGCGTGACGTAGAAAAAATCTCTAACAGACAGATGCGTATTCCTCTGGAACTTCGACCGGGTGGAAGCTTTCAGTATTTCAATGCTGATGGTGGAGACTTGGGTCGAGGTGGTGGTCCTACTTTCGACAAGGCAGTTCTTACAGCAGTTTTCGTTAGCGAGAACATTGAGTATACAAAACTGACGCAGTGGTCTACGGACGACGAGCGTAAAGCTGTTACCAATGGTGTTCGCAGACTTACTGCAACTGCATTGGATGAATTGCGTAGGCAACTTGACTCGCAAATGATGCAGAATGGCACTGGTGTTGTTGGAACAATTTCGGTTGTTTCAACTGCTGGTGGTGTTGATACTTATACACTTGGAACAGATGGTTTTGGAGCGCGATTGGTGCGTTTCGGCCAGACTATCCAAGTATTCGATACAACTCTTGCAACTCTCCGTGGGAGTGGATTAATTACCTCATGGGACGTTGAGAATAAGATTATTAACGTAACTCCTGCAATTGCTGGTGCTGTTGCAACTGACGTGCTTGTGGTTAACGGTATTGCCTCGCCTGCTTCCTTGCCTGCATTGTATGGTGTGCCATATCATCATAGTAATGCTTCTGCAGGAACATGGCTTGGATTTAGCCGCGCGGCCACTCCTGAAATTAGAGCCAATCGTGTTAACGCTGCATCTGCATCGTTGGCACTTCCATTCCCACGTCTTGCCATTAACAAGATTGGCAACCGTGTGGGTATTGATAACTCATTCAATCCTCGTGCATGGATGCACCCCTGTCAGATTCAGGCATATGAGGAAATTGGACAACTTGTCATCCTCATTACCAAACAGGCCAAGGATGAAAACCTTGACATGTATTTTGGTAATGGTAAGGGTGAAGGAATGCAAATGGCCGGTGCAAGAGTTACCGGCTCATTTAACTGGGATAAGACTAGAATTGACTTTGTCGTTGACGAAGTGTGGGGACGCGGTGAGATTCTACCCATTGGTTTCTATACCACTGATGGACGTAGAATCTTTGAAATCCGTGGACCTTCTGGTGGTGTAACAACGGCCGACATCTTCTATATGGTGAACGGTATGCAGACATTTGTAAGTAATCCTGCAGCCTGTTCCTTTATTGATACGTTGGCTGTTCCTTCGGGATATTAAGGAGGTCAAATGCCATCAAATGACCTCAATTTTAATACTCTAGACCTTCCACAATCAGGAGTAATGCCAAAGCCTGTTACTATTGCTTCGGCTGCTTCTGTTGCACCAACTACTTTCTTGACTTTCGTCACTGGCACAGTGGCTATTGCTACTGTTACTCCTCCTGCTGATGGATGCCATATGCTGGCATTTGTATTCACAACTACTACACCTACTGCATTTACCACAACTGGTAACATTAAGAACGTTGTAACACCCAAAACAAATTCCCCGGTCTTGTTGACGTGGAATCCGATTGAACAGAAGTATTATGTAGGTAGCCTCACGGTTACACCTGCATAGGATGGATGAAATGACTAGTGTAGCGAGTCAGGTTGATATCTCTAAGGCACTAGCTCTGGGAGGCTGGATGTCTGAACAGGAATTAATTTGGCTCGCTACACAAGCTCAAAGAAGATTACATATAGTAGAATTTGGTTCATTACATGGACGTTCTACTCGTGCAATGGCAGATAATAATAATCCAATGGGTAGAATATGGGCAGTAGACCCTTGGGCTGGTGATTATTATTCTGAAGAAGGCAATCCTATTCCTATTTCTACTTATGTAATGCCATACTTTATTAAAAATCTTAAAGACCATATTGAAATGGGTCATGTAGCTGCGATTCGAATGTTTTCTTATCAGTTTTCGCTACCATACAAAATAGATATGGTCTTTATTGATGGAGACCATAGATATGAAACGGTAGTGAAAGATATTAAGAAAGCTTTCGAGCTTTTAAAACCTGGA